TAAACAATGCACCTTCTGTACCAAACTTAACTCTGTTTAATAGATCTGTTAGCGGATCATCAGTCTCTCTATCTATTTCTGTAGGTCCACCAATCAAGTCACCGAACGTACCTATTTGTTCTACGTCACCAACAAATGCCGCTTCACCAACACCGCCTCCTAGCGCACCACCAATAAATTTATTTGTTCTGCCTTTAGTATTTAATTCTAAAACATCGTCAGCTAATTTTTTTACTTCCCCTGAAGGTTTAAAATACTTACCAGTTTTTGCAGCTTTCATAGCATCGACTGCTATCTTTGACCCTACTCTAAAACCTGCAGTAGCGGGTATACCAATATTAACTAATGCTTCTGTTATCTGACCAGCTACAGTTGCTTCTGCTTTCTCGTCTAGTGTAGTAAGATCATCAAAGAATGCTTCGACTCTAGCTGCTCTGTTTTGATCGACACCTAAGTCTAATAATGTTGCACCTAATGAAAAGAAACCTTTTGGTATTGCAAGAAGACCGGAACCTACACCTGCTAGTACAGATTCAATTGTACCTACTTTATTATTACTTTCTGGATTAGCTAAATTTATTTCTCTTAATGAGGCCATGATTTACCTCCTAACCTATTATAGTATCTAAATCTACTGGGAACGTGTCTCCATCCGCATCAACTCTAAAAGCTTTTTTATTTATAATATATATGCCGGCATCTAATGATTTACCTTGACTTAATTCTTGTAAATAATCTATCTCGTCTTTATTTTCATTGTTCTTTTCCCATTTTTGAAATTTAGTATCATCCAATACGGTTTCTATTTTTTGACCTTTAGATTGAACTAATCTACCTACAAGATCACTTGTTAGTTCTCCAGTTTTTACACCAGCTAAATTATCAGCAACAGAACTTACATTAGATAATTTTCTAGCCAATGGGTCATTTGGATTATCTCTAATAAATTGTACTTGTTCAGCAAATGCTGAAGGTTTTGTTTGATTAATATCTTTTTGAATTTCTGCTTTAAGAACTGCAGCATCAATTTGTTTTTTAAGATTTGTAGATTTATCTAATTGTCCAGATATCGCTTGTATAATTTTGTTTTGTAAAGTACCTGATTTAATAGATCCTTTTAAATCTGCTCCTTCTTCTGATATAATTTTACTTGCATCAATTAATGAATCATAAACAGCATCCTTGTTCATCTTATCTATACCCATTAATTTATAGTATTTATTTTTATTTTCTTGGATTCTGTCTTCGTTTATTATTTGTTTTTCTGCATCTGATTTACCACCAGTACCACCTGCATCAACTGTACCAACATTTTTATTTTTATTTGGATCACCACGTTTTACACCTGTGCCGTCAGTTGTTTTTAGTTCATCTTTTTTTTGACCTCTTTTAAAATCTGTTCCTAATAAATAATTTGCAATACCTAAACCTGTATCAGCTGCAAGTCCTACAGCACCAGACGCTATATCAGGTATGTTTTTAATTTGTCCTGCAGCTCCGATACCAATAGTTCCTGCAGTAAATGGATTTTCTCTTATGGCTTGTCCTAATCTTGTTGGATCTTTAAGAGCTTGAGATATACTTAATGGTTTGTTAGCCGTAATATTTACTCCTGAATATGATCCACTTGCATTAGGAACAGTTCTTGCTTTGGTCCGTGCTATGGTAGGAGCAACATTTGCAAATCTACCTGTTGGAAATAAATTTCTAATAGAACCACCTGATAGTGATGGTGAAAATTTAGAAGCTGTCCTTATTCCTCTGTAAACAGTAGGAAGTGCTCTAACACCAGCCATTATAGCAGGTATTAAAGGAAACGCATAACCACCTCTGCCTGTTTCATCTTTTGGTGCAAGTGGACTACCAACAGTATTGATAGCTTGTTTTTCTTTCATACCGTCCATAATACCCTCTTTAATAGGGCCACCGTATTTAAACATTGGTCTATTTAATGGCTTCATATGTTATCCGTATAGTTTACCAAATAATCCTGCAACACCTGCTGCTGTACTTAATGCAGTTCCGAACGGACTAGGAGTTGAGGGTGGTGCATATGAATCTCCAGCAACACCACCGGCAAGACCTGTGATTGCTCTACCATACACATCTAGTCTATTGTATGGCTCGTAAGCTGCAGTTCTTGCAGCGTCAGCATCTGCTCTTAATCTTGCATCTTCTAACCCTGATCTAAATGCACCTAAATTACCTAGTGAAGCCACATCTCCGGCTCTGCCCGCTCTTTCAAAATTAGCCGCTGTAAATTGGTTTGAGAAGTCTTGACCTCTTCTTGCTGCTGCATCTGCAAAAGCTTGTTGTTGTAATTGTGCTACAATACCCGCTCTTCCCATAGTAGTATCTGCCATGTATTGACCTTGCATTGCACCCTGTCTACCGCCACCAAATGCACCTTGTGTAAAAGCTTGGTCACTAATTTGTTGCATACCGCCTGCTCTTGATTGATCATACTGTCTTAAAGTTTCATCAATAACACTTTGTTGATAAGGTGACATGTAAGAAGAAATAGAACCAATCCCTGTCCCTGCTCCCGGACCCATCATTGTTTTAGCTGAGTCTAAATATGGTTGATAAGATCCAACACCTGAAGTTGCAAGATTAATTGCATCTGTTTGTAATTTATCTTCACCAGCAACAAAAGACCTACCTGTAAACTTACTTGTATCTATAGGTGCGGACGTCGTTGCCGTTACATTGGTTACGTAATCTTTTACTTTATCTTCTAAATAATCTGGTAATGCCATTATTCTATTCTACTCTCCAACATTTGTGCTTGATTAAACATATCTTGTGCAGGATTTTCCATGCCCTGAGACTCTTCTGATATAGTACCACCTGCTTCCAGATTGTCCATCATATTCTGCATAACTTCTGCACCTTTATCAA